AAATCTCACTCGGTTTAAACCCTCTGTCGATTAACGGATAAACATAACCTTCTCCTACGGGTGCAATCCAAGACTCCTCTATATTAGTAGTGTTCCAAACGTGGTTGTAATCCGACAAATCTAAATCGGTTAACTTTAAATCGCCTAAGTCTTGAAACAAATTAGCGTTTCGACCTATTACTATTACCTCGTAATCGCATTTATATTCATCGAGTAGAATGATATTAGTTAATTGTAGATAACCTTTGATTTGAGGTATCCCATCTTTAAGTAGGATGCAGTTAACTTTTAAGTTAGGATTAAAGTCCGAAGTGAATTGACTTGTCGCAATGACTGAATGATTAATATCAAATATGTTACTAAAGATTTTATCATTGTTCTGAGTACCTGGAATCTTAATAGTCTTAGTAAAGTCCGATTGAGATTTGTCAGGCTCGTATAAGTCTTTAATTTCTTTAGTAAGTGGCAAAGGTTCATCATCGTATAAGTCTACGTTAAACCAAATATTATTCCCGTATATCTTTAATTCAGTTTTCATTATAGTGATTGTCTGTAACGATTGTATGAATACTCAAACCTTAAACTTAAATTATGTAACTGCCTACCATTGCCAAACTTTCTAATATCGTAATTCGTGTCAGTAATGTTTATAGCGATTAATCCCGTAGACTTTTCTAAAAAAACTATTGGACTTGTTAGTAAACCTTGCAACCATTCAGCCATAGTATCACTTACCCAATCCGAGTTAATCTCGATGGTATCCGTTAAAGTAGTTTGGTAGTTAGTCTTTAATCGGTCATTAATCGAGTAGTTTAGTGGCAGAACCTTTTTAAACTGAGTCCTATCTATCCCTATGCTTGCTAAATGTTCCTTGCTAAAGTTAAACGAATCCCACCCACCTAAGTTATTCAACCAATGTAATCTGTAAACCTCGTATTTATCCGAACATGATGATACGTTTATTCTCGTGGTACTTATAACCTCATCTACATCATTGAGTAATTCAATATCGTAGTAACCTGCTGAGATAGCAACAGAGTCTAAACTATAAGTAACTAAGAAACTCCAATCAATACCCACGTTAAATACCTTCCAAGTCCCACTCGTTACGCTTGAAGTCTTTCTATTAGGTCCAGCAGTAGCCACGTTAATAGATGCCACAATTCCATCAGGGTCATAATAACTTAAATAAACACTTTCACCTACTTTAATTGTTTGGGCTTCGGGTCGTTCGCTTAATATCACCCCATCCAATACGTTGTAATCTGCCATAATAGCAGGGATAAAATCTTCAAAGTCGAAGATTGAATTATAAACACTATTTGTCCCGCTACTTGGTGAACGCCTTAAATCTGCGTAGGTAGTCGGGATGCCCGATACATCATACACCTCACCAAATTGAACGTAGTAATCTGCTTGTGAGTTTGCATTCGCAGCCGATATAACCGAGTAAACATTTAGTAAATCGTAAGTGATGTAATTTTTCATTACGGGACTAATGTCAATCTGAATGGTATTAACTCCAGGTTGTTTTGGAAAAGCTAACCTACTAACCCTCGTACCGCTCACATAAATGTCGGCTAAATATTGAAAGTTACTTTGCCCTGCGTTTGTACTTGATACATTAAATACCATTTGATTGTATGCAGGTGCGTTAGCGTTCGGACTTGTTATAATTGCTATGCTCATTTTAAAACTTCTTTACTTGTATTTTAATTAATTGCCCCATTGCGGTTTGAATACTCTTTGTCAGTTCACGAGTTCGGATAGGGTTGTTTGCTTTCTCCTCAAACCTTACGGGCTTTATACCGCCTATCTTAGTTCGGACTGCTAATATCTTCGCTGCCCTCTCATGGTCGCTTATTGCCTTCTTTCTATCCTTACCCTTATAAGATAGTTTAGTTCCGTTCACATTCTTTATTCCTACTTGACTTGCCCATTGCATGAACGAACGAATCATTAAGGGAGGAGTATAGAGGTTTTTAAAAGCATATACCACTCCATCTCTTGACTTAATCGCACCTTTATTCTTTCGAGTACCTTTAACCCCATAGTTTACATACTTCCAATAATCTTTATTAGTGAAAGTAACTATTGTAATACTCGATGAGGTTTTAATCGGATAGGTATCTAAACTTTGAGCCAACTCACTTGAATAACCTCGTTTAGTCTTTTGCCCGATAGTCTTAGACATAATCTTTATACCTTCATTACAATGGGCTTGGAGTACCGCTTCGAGTGTGTTAGCTGATGCAGTTGTAAAGTTGTCAGTTGATTGACCATATCTTAGTGCGATTGCTGCTGCATCTTGATTGTTAGCCATATCTTAAACTCCTTTCATGTTCTGCCTTATCGTTTTCGTACTTGTCTTTATAGAACGTAACGGTATTGAGCAACTCGATTACATTCATTTTAAAGAAGTAATCCCACTTAGTCCTATCGTTATTGCTTAAATCATTCACGACTGCAATCCAACCCCATTTTTCTCTAAATGTTCCCTTACCTCCCGAGTTACCTTCTCCGCTTCCGTTACTAAATAGATTTGAATATTGTCGGCTAATGTCTTGAAGTACTCGCAAAAAAAAAGCATGATAGGGTATGCATCTTTAATTTTCATGTGATTGTAAAAGAGGTCTGCCCGCTCTTTGTGAGTTTCACCTGAGTAGGGTAATTCCTTAAACCAACTACGTTCTACTGCTAAACTTGCTAAGATGTTGTGAATGTTTTGGAGTAGTTTAGTTTCATCTTTACAAAAGAAAGTTGAGTCGATATATTGCTCACCCGTTAAGTCTTGCTGCCTCCATTTAATTATCCATCTTTTCCCGCCTAACTTAAACTTCATGTTTACCTTTGAGTCGGTTGTTAGGGTATCGATTGAATCTAAACTCTTTAAACCTGCAACTAAATCACCAATCGGCATAGCTTCGACTTCTTCTAAAGTCTTACCCGATACCTCTGCATACATCTTCATCTTGCGGGTAACTGGGTCTTGTTCCAATTCCGCAATTAGTTTGCATTGTAAAAATTGTTTAATCGTTAAATTGTCGTAGCTTCTTATCATTACTCTTAAATAGAGTAACTAAAGTTTTTTGTTTATATCGAGGTGGTAGCATATTTTCCACGAGGTCGGTTGTTTAGCTTCATTAAAGCTACATATCTTAGCGGGTCGATAGTGTGGTTCATGTAGTCTATCGCCTTACCCGTAAACTTACCTTCCCTATCCTTTTCCCATTGATAACCCCTAAACTCTTTAATAGTATTTACGCTTCGTTTGGTTACGCATATCTCAAACCTCTTTAGTATGTCGATGCCTATCTTAATTGAATCAGCCCCTTTAACTGCTGCGTGTACGTTAAAACCTTGCCTTCTTAGTTCTTCTATACTCTTTGGCTCGGCACTATCGCAAATCAACTCTTTACGCCCAAAGTCTATTAACTTTAAGAAGTTGCCTATGTCATTATTAGTCATGTTGGTTCGGTACAATAACTCATCGACCCATATTTTACCCTCAGATTGCCAAACCCCTATTAAGGTTGTGGGGTCGTTTGTAAAACCAAAGTCCATTCCATACCCTATAAGTTTAGCTTCTTTCGGTATGTCATCAACTTGTTTCCAATTATCAAAGATGGTATCTTGTAAATTACCTACCTCGCCAAGTCCATAAACCTTCCACCAATTCGCCCAATAAGTTGAGGATTCACCTTTAGTCTTTGCGCTTTCAATGTCCTCGATTATCGTTTGTGGTAGGGCTTCGTTATCCTTATAGGTCAATACAAGTAGTTCGCTATCGTGTTCATTTAATAGTTCGGTATGCGCCCAGAACTCTGAGGTAGGGTTAAAGTCTAAATAAATATCCCCGCTTGTCCTTATAGCTAATTGATGATAAGATTCAAACGATATGTTATTAGCTTCGTTAATGTAAAGGATATTCCTTCTCGCACCCCTTAACTTACTTTCCTGCTCAGCACTAAAAAACTCAATGTAGCTACCATTACTAAACTTATATGTAAGTAGTGAGCGATTCCAATTTGCATCAATATATCGCCCCGTCATTTCCATTATTTTAATAAAGTCTTTCATTGCCCCACGTCTTAAATGTGGGATTGTTTCGGACACTACGGATATTTCTAAGTGTGGGGTCTTTGTAGCCTTGTCAATCAGAATGGGCAATATACCAAAAGTCTTTCCCGCACTTGTACCGCCTTGTACTATCTTTTTGCGTTTGGATAACTTTAGTATCTTATTGATTGCAGTCGTTCTCTTAAACAT